GAGCGGGTGTCGCGGGCTTCGGGCGAGTTTCTGTGTTTTCCGACTTGAACTCGGTTACGCTAGCCTCGATCAGCAGGCCGAGCCTCATCTTGAAGCCAGGCAGGATCCGACGCATTTCCGCCAACAGGATGTCGTCGGGTTCTGAACCGTCCGACTCGATCCAGACGTTCCAAGTTACCTCAAACTCTTCTTCTGTTGGATACTTTTCAATATAGATATGGAATCCTTCGTATCCAGATACTAAAGGTTTCTTGTCAACAATAACAATTTTTGAGGCTGCAGCTCGAATAATCGAGTTACCGCCGAGTAGTTGCAGAATATCGGCGGAGCTAAAAATCATTGCACTTGACTGCCTCAGAGGTAGGATTCCTACATAGGTATTCTACGGCAGTTCAAGTATTTCCAATGGAGTTCGCCGCTCTCGCAGGCCTGTTGTTGTTCCTGTCATCTGAAGTCATTAGCTATTTGCCTATCCGTGAAAACGGTGTGCTTCAAGCAATCCTTGGCAGCCTCCAGAAAGCATTCCCCAAGCCCGACAAGGATGCGTTTATCAAGGAGGAAGAAGAGAAGGAAGAAGAGTGAACTGGCGAGCGATCGTCGTAGATGCAATTAAAGGGCTTTGGGATAGAGGCATCCGAAACATGGATGTTTTCCTGAGGCCCCTTTATGATGCGTGGTTTGACGACTGGGTTGACTGGAAAACACAACAAGCAATGGAAGAACTCGACAAGCAAATTGAAGAGATCCTTGAGGCAAGCGAAGACCTGGACTCTCCGGTGTATACTGAAGACGGAGAAGAGATCAGACTGACGGCACCTTGGTATGACAGAACTGACGATTAGACAAGCTTGCGATTTGCTTTACAGAGGAAAAAGTAATGTGCCGAATGCCGCCAGGATGTGTGGCCTGCCCAAAGAAGAGCTGTTTAGAGTTTTCTCCGAATACGCAAAAGCCATCCCCATTGACGAGGATGACTGGCGTAGCGACGTCGAGCCGGGCTGGCCTTATATCACTTAAGGATCACTTCTTGCCGTAAGGCTTCTTGGCGCCCTTCTTCGGAGCAGCTTTGCCGCCGAAGGGGGGCTTTTTGCCAGCGGCTTTGGGATCCTTCTTAGCATCCTTCCCTTTCATCTTAGCCAGGAAGGCAGGAGGCATTTTCTTTTTGGCGGCCATTGAAGTAAAGGCAAATACCCACTAGGATCCCTAAAAGAAGAGCACTGTAATAATCTTATACAAAGACGCTAGGCCGAATACCAGGCTGGCTCCAATGGTTGTCCACGATCGCGCCCTGACGCTATGGGGCGTAAGAAAAAACTCGCCGATCAGGTAAAGGGTAGCACCTACAAATACTTTGTCGAACATCAGCAAAACATAGCCCGACAGAAACAGGACATTTGCTATGTCGCGCAAGTTGTCGGTATAGTCCTTATGGTATGGTTTCATTTAGGAGCCAGTGGCGTCATCAACGCCAGCAGAATCGCGACGTAGGTTTCCGCCGCCCTCTGAAAGATGACAGGATCTTTTGCCCTAAAACCCAGGAAAGTAAGATGGGAAACCATCAAGATGCCGAGCAGTGTCAGTACAGCGCCTTGACGGCTGGGCAGGCCAGGTTTCACCATTTTGCTCGGTCCGCCCAGTAAGCGGCTGACATTTTGCCCTTGGCGATGTTTTTGGCATGACGCGCCTTGAAGCTTGCACGCTTCTTCTTCATAGCGGCGGACTCGCCCTTCTTGGGCTTGCCAGCGGTTTTGGCGCCCTGTTCGCCAAAGCGAATAAGCTTGGTCTTGCCTCCTTCTTTTGCAAGTACCACATGACTCTTGGTGGGATGGCCAGGAGTGCGCTTTGGCTTGTTATAACCCGACAGGCCGTTCTTAGCGAGCCTTGGATCCTTTTTTGACCCCTTTGGTTTTCTTGCCGCCATTTGCCTTACTGGAAGTCTTTTTAGTCTTCCCAGTCATCTGAGCTGTCACGAGAGGGAGCGCCATTTTGCTTTACAAGTAAGAGGACAAGTATTAAAGAAAGGGCAGTCAGACCTCGTGCAAGGAGACTCTGCATGTCCGAGTAATTGGCAGCTTTGGGCCGCAGCAATATTCAGCTTTTCCTCAAGGCTGTCAAGGTAAGCGAGAACAGAGTTTACCGGGGTCACGATTTTCTTGGCCTGTAACCAGGCTTAGACTTCCTTGTTCCCTTACCATTCGCCAACCTTCCATTCTTGCCGTGTCCGTTTCTTGCTCGATTTTTTGAACTATTCTCCAATTTGAAGCCGCCGCCAGCGACATGGCTGACATCCGGACCACCCTTGCCCATAATGCCGCGAGCGCGGCGCTCTTTACCAAGTTCCGCCCGATACTTCTTGGCTTTACTGGTCGAGTTGCGCTTTTTGTCGTAGGCAAGTTTTTTCTTGTACGACTCAGGATTGCTCTTGTAGAAATCAGCGGTGCTCCGCTTTCTCTTTCTCTCAGCCATTTTTGTAATCCTCGTATTTAGAAAGCCGGCCGCGAAGTTTTTGGATGTCTTCTGCTTGGTGGAATACGTGGTAGTCAAGCTTTTCTTCAAAACGAGCCAAGGTCTTGAAAAGTCGCTCCATATTCAGTTCAAACTCTTCTTTGGTGAGATACTTTTCCGCTAACTTAAGTTCAAGTTTGTCGGTAGCACCTTCGGCCCTCAAGGCAATCTGAACCGCGTTTTCGGCTCTACGCCAAGTAAAGCCACCCCAGCCAAGAATGGCGGTCAATGCAAAAACGAGTACATACTCAGGCATTAACAGAATCTTGACTGACATTGTAGGCTACCTAGAGATCGCTACCGTCAAGGTTCTTCTGTCCTGGTTCATAGCCAATTCCGCCAAGCCCTGTTACGGGATCATCAATTTCCAGCTCTGCTTGCTTCTTGGGAAAGCTCGCATCCACGTCTTGATCAATATTAACCCCATCAATGTAGCGAGGGCCAACCGAGTAAGTGATTTCCATTAAAATACCCCAGCATAATGCTAGGGTACCTTTTGTTAATCAATACCGCTTAAGCGATCAACCCTTAGCCTGGTAATCTTTGCAAATCTCTAAGATTTCAAATTTAGGCTGATTTGGCTTGAACTCAAGACCGTGCTCTTCTGCGTATTCAATCAATTCGATTTTGGTCATGTCGTCAAGAGTCTCTCCGACTACTTCGACCGCAGTCTCGAAATCGAAAGCATCGCCACCGACTTCGACGGCCACCTCAGGCAGCTTCTTCTCGACCTTTGGAGGCTTGGGCAGCTCAGCGCCCTCTTCGACAAAACCTTGTTCCCGGAGTTCTCGTGCTTGAATGGTAAAGAAAGCTTCACGCCGCACCCCATCTTTCACGAAGTAGGTGGGCCTCTTACGTAGATGTGCCATAAAAAAAGGGGCCGTATAGACCCCTTATGATTCCGAATTAAGCTAGAGATTTATCGGCGGTCTTCCTGGATCGCTTGCCAGGCCTCTTCTTCGGTGCGGAATGTACCCAGGTATTTTTTCCTACCTCTCCTTCCAGATCCTGGGACATGGTACTGGACCTGCCAGCGTCCAGAGCTTAACAAGGACACCCCAGGGTATCGAGACGTTCCCCCTCTCCATCGCTGGTTCTGAGCCTGAAGATAGCTATCGGCCAGTCGGAGATTGGATGCGCTATTGTCGCCTTTTTCTCTATTTTTGTGGTCTACGGTCAGGCAGGGGTTAGCCTGATTTTCTAGGGCCCACACAACGCGATGGCATCTGTAATCCTTACCCTGTATGCGGATCTTCCAGTAGCCCTTCTGTCCGAGGGAGCCAGCCATCTGGCCAAGCATGCGCTTCTTATTGCTGGCAGGGGCTTTCTTCCAGCGCAGTCCGCTGCCAAGCTCGGGAGCCAATTCCAGGTGCTCATTAACCCAGGTGAGGGGGATAGGGATGAAAGGCATTGTCGTTGATGTATGGGGCCAGAAAAGGGGCTCAGTGGCCCCTTGACTGTATTCAGTTTAGGGGGCTAGCGACTACCGACGCGGACCATCAACCAGCTCATAGAAAACGCCACCCACGGTGCCAGCGCTCAGGGTGTAGACCACGTTGTTGTCAGCGGAGCAGAGTGCGCCACGGACATGGCCGATCACCACGCCGTTGGGATCAGCGTCAGCTGCAGCCAGGACGATTGCCTCACCGCCCAGGGTCACGGTAGCGTCGCCACCAGCCAGGTTGACGGCGATCACGCGGATGGTCTTGGCGTTGGTCAGGGTCACAGCAGCTGCTGCGGGGGTGGTCACGGGAATCTCGCACAGGGCGTCGAGATTAAAGCCTTCGCGGGGGAAAAGGCCAGTAGAACGTTGTGCCATTTAAGGAACTCCTTAGGAAAGATGACCCCTCTCGTAGAGAGTAGAGCGGGTCGTTACAAAATAGTATGCCGATCAGCGAGCGGGGCTGTCAACCAGTTCGACTGCGATAAAGTCAAAAGTCAAGGACTGGCCAGTGCCAGTGTTGTCAGCGCCATCAGTGATGGTATAGACCGACTCGGTCGGACTTGTCAGGCCAAAACCGCGATGATGCGCGATGTAGGTACCATTGGCATCAAGCTTTGCCAGGAACTCGTCGATCGTAAAGCTGAAAACTTCGCCACCAATCTCATAAGAGAATGTGCCAGCTCCACCATCGCCCGTGGCCGCGACTTCCGCAGCATTAACGATAACTACACGAAAACTGCGAACATTAGCCAGGTTGACGGGTGTTACTGTTGAAACAGCAAAGATAGCAAATGAGTTGTCAAGATTGAACCCTTCGCGAGGAAAGATTCCAGTAGAACGAGCAGCCATTGAAGGGTACTATAGAATACTGCTTAGGTTGCCTACTGATCACCCCTGAACCATTTGCGCTTATTTTGGAACCAGGCAGCAAGGTCTGCTGGGTCCTGCGGGCCAACCAGATGATCAGAGGGGTCTGGCTCTCCCAGGTCCATCGCCTGACAGAATTCATCTAGACTTGTCGGCTCTTCCTCTTGAAAAGCTGCACGACGGGCCTGTCGTAGCCAGGTGGCTACAGTTGGGTTGCGATCTGCCCACTTTTGGATCCATACCATGTCCTCGTAAGCAACGTCAGCCTTCGCTCTAATTCTTGCGCAGATAAACTCAATTCGTTGCCTGGTCTGAGGAGTTAGCATGTGTCACTCGCGTCGTAGTATTGTACCAAATCAACCTCAAAGCTCTACAATGTTTACTACCTCGTCTGCATGATGACGAGCGAAGACTTCTTCAACGGCCCAGCCAGGCCCGCAGTGAGTATGAATTTCGATACTTGTTTGCACCCCGTCGCGGATATACTCAACACGATAAGATTTTTTAGTGGAGTGTGCCATGGCTTGCTAAAGTTTTGCTAGTATTCCACGGCATTAAAAAAAGCCCCCTTTCGGGGGCCGGGTAACGTGGCTAATTGTTATCAGGCGACGTCGGAGGTGATGTTGGCCAGGCGAGCAGCGGCGCGGCCGTTGATCAGAGCCATTCCGCAGTACCACTCAACGCGGGTGATCATTTGGGGCTGAGCATGATCCTCACCCAGTTCACGGACGTTCACGCCACCGTTCTGGATGCCGGTCAGGTGATCGTTGCCGAAGGACACGCAGTAAATGTCCTGAGCAGTGGTGTCGACGTTGCTGGCAGCTTCCAGGATAGGAGCGTTCAGGTTGTCGCGGTCCAGCTCAAGCACGGGCAGGCCCATGTAGTTGTACTGCTGGTAGCCGTACTCGTTACGGGTGATGTCGATCTGGTTGCTGCCACGAGCCAGGCGGGTCAGTGCGCGACGTGCAGACTTCGACATGACCAGATACTTGCGGCCGCCTTGTGCGTCCACAGAATCGATCAGCTCATCGAGCATATTCTCGGTGAGGGTAGCGCCACCATTGATGTACTGGCTGGAGCCAGAAGGAATGCGAGCGGCCAGGCCGTCGAACTCGGAAGGGGACTGGTTGGAATCGCCGTTGATGAACAGAGCTTCCCAAGCGAGGCGCATTGCGCGAACGCGGGACTGCACCTGATAAGCCTTGGCCTGAGCACCTTCCAGCTCGATGATGGCGCGATCAACCTTGATGTCGCCACCGAAGAGCTTCAGGCTCTCGGACTGTTGGCTCACTTCGCCGTAGCTCTCGGCCAGTGCGCCGTTGTAGTTACGGAAGCCCACATCGGGCAGGCTCTCTTCACGCTTCCAGAACAGGCCGTTGCCTTCGATGTTGCGGAAAGGAATAACAGACAGCAGTTGGCCAGCAGCCAGCTCAGTCACCACCGCCAATTCCTGGGGCGTACGAGCGTGCTTCTGGGCTTCCAGCAGGGTAAGTGCCATGATGATCTCCTAAAGAAATGAATGAACGAAGATTGGGTGTTAGCGCCTTTGCTATTGTCACAACAGCTTCAGCAGTCGCACCCTTTCAGTCCACTCTATCTCAGAGTTTCCCTACGGGGCTGCTATTAGTATAATACCTAAATATTAAAAAAGGGGCCGAAGCCCCTAAGTTACTTAACCAAATGCTCGCTGGAACAATTGCTCTGGCGACAAACTAGTCATATCTTCAATAGTCATGCCGTTGGCGTCGGTACCGCCAAAGCCGATACCTGCCCCCGTACCCTTGGCTCCTTTGAAGAAGGTTCCAAAGACAGGGTGACGCTTGAAGCTGTTCATATACTCTTCTGGAGTAACGCGAGTGCCAGTTTCCTTATCAAGAACAGGGTCGCCAGCATGGTCGACAACAGTCAAAGCGCCATCTGGTTCGTGACGGAAAGAAGTACCTACCTGATCTGCCAAGAGATCAAAGAAAGAAACACCGTCTACGGAATCAGTACGACCACCGGCGGCATTGAACACTTTTTCCAAAGCGTACTTCTTGCGATAAGCTGCAAGATTGCGCTCGGCGGCTTCTGCCTTACGGATAGCCTCCTGCGCCTGGCCGGAGTACTTGTTCTCCATTGCATCCCGAACCTCTCCCCATTGAGCCTGCAGGCGAGCGGCTTCAGCTGCCTCCTGCTGTAGCTTGTGATACTCGTCTGGGTTGATCTCTGCAAACTTCTCAAGCTGGCCCTTGCTTTCCTTAAGTTCCCGCTCGTATTGCTTGCGGGCCTCGCGTTCCGCCTTGAGGGCTTTAAGAAGGTTCTCCGCCTCAGAGCGAGGCATAAGATCTTCGTTCCCGCCAGCGGCAGGAGTTGCTTCGGCTGCAGGAGCCTTGACTTCCGTCTCGGGAGCCTTGTTTTCTTCTGACATTTAATCTACAGGCATCACGCCTGTTAAAGTTCGGCGTAGTATACCTATTACCACTTTTGAAGTGGACACTGAGCGCCAGGAATTGCGGTCTTAATTCGCATAAAGCAACCGCATCGTTTGCATCGATCTAACGGCAAAAGCTCTGGACATTTCTTACAAAGAAGCATTCGGCGCTCTGCTTCATTCTTGGGCATATGTTGCACGTCAACCTTCTGCGGCGGAATGGGCTTGAGAGGAGGAAGCGGTCCGTAAGGGCCTCCATCCGGATGAATCATTTTGCTAGTTTTATGTACTGGATAAGCTGCTTTTCTTCCATCAGGTAGCTTTGTAAAGTTTTCCCGATGATACTTCATCGGCTCGTGGGTCTTAAGACTATCCGGATCTTCAAGCTCCTGGGAAAGACTGTCCATACGCTTGCGGTTTTTCCGCAATCTCTCGGCTTGCTCTAGGCGCTTCTCTTCTGCTCGTTGAGCTAAAATAGCCTCCTCTCTTTCCTGCCTTTGTATTTCTTCAGGATTAACAGGCCTGGAAGGGTTTGGATTGGTTCGACGGCTAAAGATGTTGCTGTCACCACCGTTGGCGGAGTTTCGAATGTCGTTCATTACAGGGCAGCGATACGGGTTTTAAAGTCTGCAAAATCAATAGAAGCGGCAACTTCTGTCTTTAATGTTGCCAAAGGAATATACTCAACCCAGCTGCAGATGCCAGTCCCATCTGTAGTCAAAGCTTCGCCGACATTGCCGGCAGTTGGAGGAACCGTAATTGCATAGCTAGTAAGAAGAGTAGCGGCCACCGGCACGGTCAGAGTGACTTGATTGCCGTTGGCTTCTTCTTTCAGAACAATGCCTGCCGGAATAGTACCGGTACCTTCTACTACCACTCTGCCGGTACCGTTTGGCAACAGGGTAACATCCGCGTTAAGCGTAGTGGTTGTGATCTTTCTGGTGCCTACTTCTAGATCGCCTCCCAGTATTGGAGTGGCATCATCCTGAATAGATGTCAAAGCATTGCCTGGCTCCCATACGACTCCGTCGTACACCAGGAACTGACCGGTAGTAGGAGGAGTGGTAGCAGTATCTACATCGGTAATGTCATTCAGTACTGTCGCACTCAGGTCGGGTTGAACCGAAACAAGGACGCCGCCCTCTTTAACATAAAGGCGATCTTCGTCCTTGGCATAGCAAACTTCTCCCTCGGCAATATTGGCCAGTTCCGCATTGAGATTTGCGTATGTTCCCCGCGCAATTCTGACAGGGATTCGATTACCAGGGGCGGCCATTTCAGAATCAAAGCTGGACTAGGATACCTAGTCAAAATCTCCAGCATCAAATATATCGTTGGCTACAGGAGTATCTTCGGTGGCTGTGTCAAAATCGCCGCCGCCATAGATGCCGTCAACGGATGGCACGCTAACGGTAGTTGTATCGAAATCGCCGCCGTCGCCTCGGCCGTTATCTTGAGCCGTTGAAGATGGCGTCCAGTAACCCATCGCTCCGTCCCATCGCAATACGTCTCCGTCACTTGCTGTAGTTTTGTATGTCGTATTAACGTCATAAAGCATGTCAATACTGCCGCCGGCTTCGCGACCGTAACCACGAGAGGGTGCAGCAGGAAGATTGAATTCTGTAGCGTTTGGATAGAGAACAGTGTTGCTATAGAATTGAAGATCATCTATCGCTCCATCAAAATGCATATCCCGTTCGGCGGCATTAAAATATGGGAAAAATCCTCCAATCCTCCACTCGTCAAAATCTATGGGACTAAAGTTAATTAGCTCAGTCAGGGTGCGGCGCATTTGCAGCTTACCATCAAGAAAGGCGGAGTACGTGTAGTCATCTTCTCTTTGGAAACAACAATGATGCCACTCCCCGTCCATTCTGGCGTCCGATTCTTGATTGCAGCCCACGATATAGCCATCGCCAGACGCATCATTCGTTCTTTGCCAAAGAGTCATTGCCGGCGAGGCTGCGAAGAATTGCGGCTCTCCCGAAAGATCCGTTGGATGGTAGTAGGTCTGAGGGCCTTCAGTTCCGGTGTTTCTCCTGCGAGGAATTGCGATCCTGAAGCCGGTTTGATCCGGATCGTAGTCGGGAACAGCGCTGCTTGCGCTTGAAATAACAAAGTCGGTGTCAATGCTACCAAAGCTAGGCGGGTAAAAATTATCATCTCTTCCTAGGAACCAAAATTGTACAGTCCAAGGCTGAGTTGTAATTTTGGGAATATTACGCACAATTAACGGGCCGGTGGTCAGACTGAAGTTCATTCCACCGGTCCCGAACTTGAAAACACTCGTGTCAGGGTAGGAGTAAGGTCCGTATTCAGAAGTATCGACCTCGGACTCCCTACCGGCCGGCGTATCAGGCTCGGAGCTTACGTACAAATCGCTGTAGACAACAAGCGGATCTTTTGCAGCTATATGAGGACGAGGAGACCAGGTATTGTTGACACGTTCAAGCGAATCGCCTTCTTTTAAGCCAGTCGCAGAAACGTCGCCAAGGTTAGCTACCGTATTTGGAATATTGACAAAAGTGCTCAGAGTTTGGTCATAAACAAGAGAGTCACCTTCCGCCGGAGTGGTGATGGCGACATCGTCAAGAGAAGACAGGCTTCCCTCAAGAGCGATCCATTTACTATTTGCCGAATCATAAGCAAGCCTATAGTTATCGGCTAGTGTAATTCCGGTAAAATCAATATTTCCAAAGTCGCCTACGTTATACGCTGAAGTCCATCGAGAATTTATGTCGTCCCAGGCAAGAACTGATTTGTCAGGAATGTTTGCGCCAACCTTTGTAACAGTACCGCTATCGGCGGAAACTGGCAATGTTACGCTTGGACCTGCAAATATTACCTGTGTCGTTGAAGGCGTGCCCGTAACTTCCCAGGTGCCATCGAGTACAGTGTTTATAGTTGCCGCTACCGTTGCGTAGTTTCCTACGATAAGACCATGAGCAGTATTTGTAGTTATCGTTACGTTTCCAATGCCATCGGCTTCTACGAATGTAATTGTAGTTGGCACATTGGAGGCGATAAAGACATCTCCAATATCGCTAAGAAAGTCCGGAGCGTCAATTGTTACGCCACCAAGAGTAAGGCCATCGCCAACATAAAACTTCTTGGTATCAGTTGCATAGACCGGCTCTCCGGCGGCAAAAACAGTAGTCAGCCGCTCGGCATCAGTGCCACGCCGAATTTGGAGAGCCATGCCGTGTCAAAAAAAAATCTAGATTAGGATTCCAGCTCCCTGATGCGCGACTCCAGATGACTGACTTGCTGAGAAAGCTCCTGGATCGCGTTGACCAAAATAGGAAGCAAGGAGTCAGAGCGAAGGCGAAGTTTTTCTGGAGTTTCGTTATCAACAACGACCGGATTTTCCTCCCCTTCGATTTTAAGGATGTCCTGAGCCTTGAAGCCATAGCGCACTGGTCCGTGGGCTTCTTCGGAATCCCTGTTCTTCCGGAACTGATAACTAACTGGCTTGAGAGCATTAACAAAGGCTAAACCGTGATCAACGTAGCCAAAGTTTGTCTTGTCTCGTTCGTCGGAAACAGCCGTCCAGGCAACTTGAATGTACGCATTGGTAACAGCGGTGCTACCCATGACGATACGATTGTCAGTATTGGCAGCAAAAACGGGATTCCATGTTCCAGTGGCGTCTCTGCCGCCGATGCAGATATTGCCGTCACCACTTGACCAGCCATTCTGCCCCCCGGAGGGATCGTGCCCAGCGCTCTCACCGATGAAAGTATTGTAACTCCCTGAGGCAAGCCTTCCGCCGGCGTTGTAGCCAATTATGGTGTTCTTCTCTCCCGTGGTTGCAACAATTGCAGCCTTTGATCCGACTACAGTGTTCTGAGTCCCAAGAGATGCGTTGGCGGCATTTAGCGCATTGTAACCGATGACTACGCAGTCAGCCCTGTTTGTAGTCAAGGCCATCGCGCCGTTGCCGATGACTACGTTTTGATTGCCGCCGGTGTTAAGCTCACTGGCCTGATAACCGATAGAGATGCAATCATCCTGTGTTTGATTATCTTGATTCGCGTGGTAACCAATGCCAATATTCCTTGCACCGGTAGTAACCGCATTGTTTGCATTTACGCCAATCTCAAGGTTGTCGTTGGCGACGCTACTAGGAACCCAGTTGGCGCCATCGTAAGCCAAGAGACTAGAGATTCCAGGGACGGCTGTAGTTGTGTCAACGTCCGTCAGATCGTCGATAACTGAAACTGATGTTCCGATCCCTGCAAGAACTAAGACACCGCCCTCTTTTACGTAGAGCCTGTTCTCGTCGGTAGAGTAACAAATCTCGCCTTCGTAAAGATCTCCAACGCTTGCATTCAAATCAGCGATAGCGCCTCTCGCAATACGGACCGGTACGCGATTCTGAGGAGTAGCCATCTTAATACAAAAGCTGAGTTAGTTTACCGTCAGAACTGACCAGCATCTAGCAGTCCGTCGAATTCAACAGGTTCGTCGTTAAGGGTATTAGCGAAATCTCCTCCGCCATAGACGTTAAGAGCAAAAACATGCGCAATTGGCGTAGTAAAGTCGCCGCCATCACCTCTGGTTGTACTTCCGGGGGCGGGGACCCAATTGACTCCATCATAGGTAAGAGAAAGGCCTACGGCAGGAGGAGTTGTTACGAAGTCTGTGTCACCAAGAGCTGCAAGAGTATACGGTTTCTCTTCCCAAAGCTGTGTGCCTGTATTGAAGGAAAAAGCAGAGTTGTCAACAGTTGGTGGCTCCAACTGCACCCATTTAGTCAAGGCAGCACTATAAACTAACAGTGCCCCTGTGTTTATATTATATCCACTTCTGATTACTGTTCCGCTGTCCGGGGTAGAGGCAATGTCTCCGGATAACGTCGGCACTTCAAGTACGTTTGCACTAGGAGTTCCCGAAACAGTATAAACCCCGGTCAGGGACGTGTTAGAAGTACTGGTAAACTGGACTTCAAGTCCACCACTAAGCGCATGAGGCGTTGCTGTTGTAATAGATAAAGTCCCGGAAGAAACTGCAATAGAGGTTACACTTAGGGCCGCAAACGTAGGAAGAGATACGTCTGAAACTTGCCCGATGTCTCCAGCGCTTATGGGATTGCCGCCAGCGGTTACACCATCCCCAATATAAACAGTATTCAGTGTAGTGTCATAGATAGGCTCTCCAGCTGCAGGTACGAACCCGTTAAGTCGATCACTTTGAGGCCCGCGCCTAAACTGGAAAGCCATTTCTACATCAGAGCTGAGTTAGTTTTCCGTATCAGAGCTTGATTCTAAGCTCACCGGTAGATGTCTTATAGATGTCTCCAGTGACCAGGCCACCAGATCCTGCAGCAGTGTCGTCCGCATAAGTTGGACAAGAGGCTGCGGCAAGATTGATAATGCCGTCATCTTTGATCGTCATGCGTCGTGACGGAATTCCGCTGTCGGAAGTGCCAGCCGTTTCGAAGCCAAGCTCAGCGTACACCTCATTGTTAATGGCAGTACCTGTAGACTTGCTTACAATCTTTGCTCCAGCCTGGCTTAGGTCGCCCTGCCCTTCGGTGCCCCTGAATTCGATCTCACCAAGGATGTCGTTTGCAATAACCGCATTGCCAGCCCTGGTATTTGCGAATTGAAGTATTGGCCCAGTAGAGCCTAGGGCGGTATTGGCAATCAGCACCTGACAGCCGTCATAACTTGAGCTAGCAACCTGGAAAGCAGGCTCGGCTACAATTGTATTGAAGGGAGCAGTTTCCGTATCACTAACCAACAGAGGGCCTTCTCCAATCAGGTCGTCTGCCTGGAACCTGCTATTGACCCAGGCAGTGCCATCGTATCTCAGGATGTCTCCAGCAGTTGGAGCAGTAGTGGTAGTATCTACGTCGGTAAGAGAATCAATACTATACACTTCCGCGAACTGGATATTGATCATCTGATGGTTTGAATCAGGGTTCTGAGTCGTGGTGGTAGTGTAATGCTTAGATACCACCGTTGTCCCCTCAGTCGTATAGCCCATGGACAGCCTGGCGTTCGCAACGATTCCACCAGGATTCTGATGAACCTCGGTAAGGCCGGGCGCTGATTGAGAATGGGTTTCTACTGCAGGATCGGAATAGATCCAGGTCGCGAATGTGACGTTCAACTTTTCAGCAACGGTAGCAATCGTCGCGGTATCACCATTCCCCGTATTCGTCGTAACGGATTCAATTCCAGTTACGCCAGGAACACTGAATATCGCATAACCGACACTGGCCCCCGTGTCCTGAAATGCGTAAGGACGGGTCTCGCTTGCGGTAGCTGTTCTGGTGTAAACTTTAAGTACTTGATCGTTTGCTCCGTTCGTAATATTCAGATAGGTTCCTTGCAGAGCCCAGCCAGCTGGTGGGGTTGTCGTTCCATTGGTTACCGTCATTAGGACAATAACAAGGAAGTCTCCTTCATTGATAGTCGTAAGATCTACGTTAAAGTTAGAGGTAGTTACATCGTGGTCAATGTTTGCATCACCGATGGCAGGTGGTGTCGAAAGGATAGACCTGTCCTTGGCAGGCACAAAGTTTGTGCCATCGTACTTGAGCGTTTCAGCAGTCACAGGAGCCACTGTTGTCAAGTCGGCTGGGATACCACCAGAATTATCCGTGTCGTTGATCCATGCCGAGCCATTGTACTTCAATACCTGACCAGTAGTTGCAGACGTGATGGTTACGTCGCTAAGATCATTGATTGCGCCGCCACCAGAATTATCCGTGTCGTTGATCCATGCTGCGCCGTCATACTTTAGCACCTGACCCGTGGTTGCAGACGTAATGGTTACATCGCTAAGATCATTGATTGCGCTGGCACCACCACCGATTTGAACAATCGAATTATCTGTGTGCTTAGTCCACATCAAGCCATCAGCCGTATTGATAGCAATCTCTGCTACCTCAAGGTCATTGGCCTGCGGGACTTCCGAAGCAGTACTACTCTTCTTTGGCTTAATAGGAGCGGTAAAATCAGCCACGGAATCTCAAATAAGCTAGGCTAGTATTCCTAGCCGCTACCGAAAGTGCCGCCGGTAAAGGAACTAATTTCGCCCTGAGCATATGCCCTGACAGTCAGTGTTGCGTTGGCCGCAACGCCGCTTGTGTCCCTGACTGCAGCGTAGATAGTTTCGCTAGTAGGTGCATCGTTATTGAAGTAACCCATGGCAGGTGTCAGATTGGTCGTTTGGCCTGCGGGTATATAGATGTCAAGTAGTACACCATCCCCAGGGACCGGGTCTGTAATGAATTGTCTGCCGCTGTCAGCAGTGCGTTCTGCAGCAGTGGAATAGAACGTAACCCACGCATTGATGTCAGAGGTGATGGATACGAATGTACCCGAAACTCCAATGGCGGTGAAACTGGCTACGCCACCAGCTGCTGTCTGTATCTCTGTCGTGCGAGTAGTTCCACCTACGCCAAGGGCAGGTGCTGTTTGCTTGTAAGCCTTCAGGGTAATTTGAGCATCTGCGTTTGCGCCTGCTGGCGTTCTAACGGCGGCATAGATCGCATCAGCTGCAACCGTGTCGTTGTTGTAATAGTATGTGCCAGGAGAGGCGATAACGGTACCAGCTGCTGAGATGAGGAACTCGGCAAGAACCCCAGAGCCGGGAGATGGATCTAAGCCATAGTTGCGACCAGCATCGGCGGTTCTGGCGGCGGCGGTTGGATAGAGAACGACCCATGCTTCGATATCAGAGCTGCCGCTAACCAGAACACCAGACTGGCCAAGATTAGCAAACGTAGCAGCACCACCAGATGCTACTTGAACTTCGGTTACCTGGGTGACACTTCCAAAGCCTACAGTTGCGCCAGAAAGGCCTACACTAGCTGGAATCCAGTTGACTCCATTCCATTGCAGTGTTTGGTTTGCAGTGGGACCAGAGGTGGTGGTGTCTACATCGCTAAGCTCGTCAATGCTTCGATTGAAAGTAGTATTGACCCAGTTGCTACCATTGTACTGAAGATCCTGGCCAGCAACGGCTCCACCAACAGAAACATCAGTAAGATCTCCCAGGTTAGCCGCGACGTTATCGTTGATCCAGTTTCCGCCGCTGTAGATTAAAGCTTGTCCATTCTGAGGATTAGAGATAATCGTGTCAGTAAGGTCGGTGACGTTGGCAGCCGCGTCCCCAGGCTCCCACTCGCTATTGGTGTTATTCCACTTTAGTACTTGCCCGTCTGTAGGCGGAGTCGTAGCAGTGTCTACATCGGTCAGATCATTGATAGCGGCAACCAGAGCAGGAGTACCACTGAGGTCTGCGTAATCAAGTTGAGCGTCTACCCAAGCAGAACCATTGTAACGCAGCACCTCCCCGGTAGCAGCTGCAGTGATCGTGACGTCGCTAAGGTCTCCAATCGGCTCTGCTGTGACGTCCGAGATGTACCCAGAATCATTCGTAAAAGTGCTGACGTTTGTTGGAGTGCCGCTAAGATCTGCGTAATCAAGCTGAGCATTTACCCAGTCAGCGCCGTTGTAACGTAGCACCTCGCCAGTAGCGGCACTTGTAATTACAACGTCACTAAGTTCATCAATAGTTGATGCTGAAGGGTTCGCTGAGGTTGGAATTAAAGCACCACCCTCTACAATATAAAGTCGATCTTCATCCTTTGCATATAAGACTTCGCCTTCAAGAAAGTCTGCTAGATTTGCAGTAAGGGCTGCCTTGAGGCCGCGAGCAACCCTTACTGGTACACGGTTTGCAGGTACAGCCACAGACGTCAATCAAGCTAGGCTAGGATGCCTAAGTGATCTCCCCTCCATCGACGTCGTAGGTTACGAACTCGATCGGATCGTCCTGAGAGGTAGTATCGATGTCCCCTCCACCATAAACGCCAAAGACGAATGCGCTGTCTACTGTTAAAGCATCTACGTCTCCGCCATCGCCACGGCCGAGGGAGGCCGAACCACCGCCACCAGAGATATCGGTATCAGGTACCCAGTTGGCGCCATCCCATTTAAGTACCTGGCCAAGAGTGGGTGGCGTTGTTGAGGTATCAACATCGGTAGCATCATCGATACTAAACGTGCCACCGCCGGATTCGTTTTGAGGTACCCAATTAGCACCGTTCCACTTAAGTACTTGGCCGCTTGTTGGGGCGGCTGTGGTTGTATCTACATCTGTAAGATCATCGATCGAAGCTGGAACAGTAGGCTTGTTGGTTAGGTCGTTATAGTCACCAGAGGTGGCTACAGGGGCCAGGGAGGGAGTTCCAGACAAGTCCGAGTAGGCCAGCTGCGCATCTACCCAAGCAGAGCCGTTGTAGCGCAATACCTCGCCAGACGCGGCTGCTGTAATGGTTACGTCAGTCAGATCATTCAGTGCCACTGGCCCAGCACTGACGGTGCCTGGTTCCCAGTTGCCGGAAGTCGAGTTCCAGATCAGGCCCTCGCCATTGGACGGAGCGCTAGTGGCCGTATCTACATCATTGAGAGCGTTGATGGAGCTGCCAGAAATGTCTGCTGGAGGAGCAGCAGAATTAACCCAGTTGCTACCGTTGTAGCTAAGAACGTCTCCAGTTGTTAGGCTGGCTAAGGAAACATTCGAGAGGTCCCCAATTGGCTCTCCGGTAATATCAGTAAGATAACCAGCGTCATTGGTAAAACTGCTAACGTTGGTAGGCGTGCCGCTCAGGTCGGTATAGGCCAGTTGGGCATCTACCCAGGCGGTACCATTGTAACGAAGAACTTCTCCTGCAGCAGCTGCTGTAATAGTTACATCAGAAAGATCGTCGATGGCACTAACAAGTGCTGGCGTTCCGGTCAGGTCGCTATAGTCGAGTTGAGCATCGACCCATGCAGAACCATTGTAACGAAGGACTTCTCCGGAGGCCGCTGCGGTGATGGTAACATCACCTAGATCTCCGATGTTTGCGGGCACTGTTGGAGTGCCTGACAAATCACTATAAGCTAGCTGAGCATCAACCCAAGCGGTTCCGTTGTAGCGAAGTACTTCGCCGGTGGCTGCAGCTGTAATAGTTACATCGCTAAGATCGCCAATCGAGTTTCCGGAAATATCTGCAGGAGGAGCAGCAGAATTAACCCAGTTTGTTCCATTGTAGCTAAGAACATTGCCATTGGCTGGACTGGTAAGTACAACATCCGAAAGGTCGCCAAGTGGTTCTGCGGTTATACCTGTTAGGTATCCGGCATCATTAGTAAAAGTACTGACGTTGGTAGGTGTACCACTCAGGTCGGTGTAGGCTAGTTGAGCGTCAACCCAAGCTGATCCGTTGTAACGCAAGACCTCTCCGGAGGCCGCTGCTGTAATTGTTACATCGGTCAGATCGTCAAGAACAGAAGCCCCACCGCCTCCTCCAGCACTCCAGGAAAGGGTCCCTGTGCCGTCTGTAGTAAGGACCTGACCATTGGTACCAGCCGAGGTAGGCAGGGTTAACGTATAGGTCGCTGCAGCGGCGTGTGGAGGGCTCTTGATGGTTACGCCATGAGTATTTGCGCTGCAATTGAGCTTGATCGACCCGTCGTTAGTATTGCCTCGAACCTCCAGCAGGCCAGTGCCATTAGGGGCAATGCTTACGTTGCCATTGGCGGTACTGACAATGTAGTTACCGTTTACATCAAGATTGCCGCCAAGCTGAGGAGTAACATCAAGAACGATGTCAGTAAGGTAGCCAGAGTCATTTGCAAAAGCTGAAACATTAGCAGGAGTATTCGCCAGGTCAGCGTAATCCAACTGTGCGTCAACCCAGGCACTGCCATTGTAGCGAAGCACTTCGCCGGCGGCTGCAGCGGTAATTGTTACATCGGTAAGATCTCCAAGTGCTCCACCACCGCCGCCGCCAGCGGGTGCATTGACCCAGTTGGCGCCATCGTATTGCAGTACCTCTCCGTTTGCAAGGTTGGTCAGTACAACATCACCAAGAGTCTCTACTGTTGTAACAGGAGTAACTGGCTGCCATTTTCCGGCGGCATTGTTATAGGTAAGAACTTGACCGTCGGTAACATCATCTACGTCAATTTGTTCAATCTTGTTAAAATTGAATTCATAATAGCCGTCATAGCCTCCTGGGGCAGACTGGCCATAAAGAACAGCAAAACCTTTTCCCCATTCCTTTTCAGCAAAAGGACTTGTATCGAACGAGCCGTTTTGGGTGCCTTCGGCAGGGCCTTTTAAAGTTGCATCGTAAATTACGCTAGCAGTATTGTACTCCTGTCTCAGGTAACGCTCGCCATTGGTCAACCACTCGCCGCTACTTGTGGTCCCGGTAGTATCGAAGCCTGTGTACCATGGACCCATCAATGCGGCCCAAAAGTTAAAGCCTGAACTTTGTTCGGCGATACTAAGCTCTACGGGCCTGGTAAGGTAATACCTGGAAGCATCTTTTTGTCGCCAACGAATAACTAAAGTACGATTTCCGTCTGCCGCATTACCGGTAACCTGCCACATGCATTGATCGGCGCTTCCCCGTCCCCCGCATTCTTCAAAAGCGAAGTAAAGCTGGTTTGTTGCTCCAGCCCATCTTTCATCAATATTTTTAAACTCTTCATTTGTGCCGGTTGCATACAAGTAAGGATCTTGGCCGGCAGGCAGGAAAAGAATACCACCAGTGGAACTAAAAACAAAGCTATCGATGGTATATCCATATAATTCAATTGGAAACGGAACAGAGACTCGAAGATCTCCATTCGGATTTGTTGTTGGATAATAGTGAGCACTAGAGGCACCAAAGTTACTGTACTGAACGACAGTCCATCCATCGGCCTCTGCCTGCGCAATATTCGCGTAACTGCCGCCGAAGGTCGCCTTGCCGACCATCTTTGGAAGTCTGTTTTCGTTGTAATTCTGAGTGGGCCTAAGATGAACTTCGTCGTATGTAAAGAATGAAGTGCCATCGCCCTCTTGCGGGCCGGCTCTGCCCGTGCCGAACAAAGAGTAACTAGTCGGTGTATTGAACGTAGTGTAATCGCAAGTAACACTTGGATCACGCTTGAATCGCCAAGAACAATTCCCGTATCTTACCTCATTGTCGTTTGTTTCCCACGAGGCATAGGCGGCAAAACTATCGTTATCATTAAGTTGAACCCATTCAAGCCATGGAATATCTGTATTGACGCGACTGTTTGGCTCGCCCCTGAAGTGAATGTTGTTTATCCCTGTCCCAGTATATGGATTGTTGTTGAGAATCCAGTCCCCATCCGTCAGAGCCGGATCTACTTCGCAAACCTGCTCGTCGCCCTGGTTTAGTTCAATCCAGCCTCTGTAGTTCTCGAAGACAATGCTCTCGAGACGTTGGGGCGTCCACTCATAAGCCCTAATCGGGCTAAAAGACTGGGAGTACTTAAAGCTCCATACGTCACGACTAGCAAAAGGATAACCGCTAGTAGTATAAACTACATTACTAGGCGCGTAAAGCCTATCTAATGGGTCGACTGATACTCCGCCACCACCAGACGCAACGTCACCATTGATCCAATCTCCGGTAGCGGAGTCGTATACAAGGGCTTGACCGTTACTGACGCCGCTTATGGTGACGTCTGCGTGATTCCCTAGAGTCTGAGCTGCTACGCCTGCGTCAATAGCAGCCTGCTGTGCAGTAGAGACAGGCTTGTCGATATCGCTCGTGTTATCGACTTGGTCAAGACCTACGTCTGTTTTGTCAAGCAAACGAACAACAAATTTGTCTTTAGTTGCATCCCAAACAATCGTCGACGGCTCCACAAAAGAAGAGCCGTTTGCTAGCTTCCAGGTGCCGCGATCAGTCTGTAAAGATGTATCCGGACCTGGGTTGTAAACCCTGATAGTCGTGACACCAGTGCCGTTCGCCTCAACCGTAAAAATGCCATTGAAACTGGGATCATCAAGACCTGCAATTTCTACCTCTTCTCCACCTACAAGTCCATGCTCATACCTTGTATTGTAAGTAGCATAACTACCAGTTCTTTGGTACGATTCAACTTCATAAAGATTAAGGAAGGTACCCTCGACCTCGAAGCTGCCAATCTTATTATTGACGAGAGTGCCGCCAGGGGTTATGCCATCACCAATATACAGGAATCCGTCATCATAGGTCCAAAGCAGCTCTCCAACCGCTAGTACTACACCGCTAAGGAGACGTTCTTGTGCAGTACCGCGGCGCAGTTGAAGAGCCATGACATCCCTGTAATCAGGTTAGTTTTCCATACCTCTACCTGAAATAGTGCCAGGCTCAGTTCCATACTTGGCGCCTGGTTGCTTGGTTTCGCCGTCTTCGTGCTTAAGACAGAGCCATAGCATTCCCTCAAATTCATTGGTCTCGTAAGGCTCCTCCGCTTCCGTCGTTGTTACACCCATTTGAGCAAGGGTTTCAGGAGTTGCGATTGGGCACACTATCGTTCCATCGTAATCATACACTCCATTGTAGCAATTTTGAACCCATTTTTGAAACTCAGGCGTTTTCTCTTCCACGTTCTCTGGCTTAACCCAGTATCCCATATCATAGATGTAACCATCTGTGATCCTGTTATCGATGGCAAGAAAACTTTTGTATGCGCCAGCGTAGTTGCCGTCTTCGTCCTGTGCAATTCTCATTTGGTAACGCTGAAAATCCCATAGCCATTGCCTTACCGGATCATAGTGGTATTGTTCGTGATAAACCCTATCCTCTAGTGGGATACTAAAGGTTGGACCAGGATTCACAAAAAAACCAACGCCATCCGCTACGCGAGGATCGTCGTCCCACGCATATTCGAGCAAGGCCTCTGTACTTGCATCCTCGAATACAACGTCGCAAATAGTGCCTATACCATTTACGTCGGCCCTATAGTTGCCGTCTGGACAGGTTGAAGTTGGAACATAATAAAACGTTTCGTACTCATACGTTTGATCAACTGTATTAACGCGCATTCTTGTAATACTCAGGAGAGGTTTGGTTCCACTATCCCTGGGCTGCTTGTCTAATTGTATGCTTTCATCGTAAAAAAGACCGGGCACAGTGTCGGTCAAGTAGCGGTTTAAACCTTCACTGCCGGGGCCAAGTTGACCCTTGTAGTCCGGGTTTCCTGCACTAGTTCCCGACACGTCAAGCCAAGTGGCGTTATCTTTCGCTTGCAAAATGCCGCTCAAGTAATACCCCCACCATTTGCCATTAAGGCTTGAGCAAAACTGCCATCTATCTCCCCCTACCACGCCATCGTAGGGCAACGTAAAGGGAAACTCTGAAGGAGGTAACGGGCGCTCAGTCCCGGTTCTTGGCTCTTTGGTTATCCAGGCACGCTTTCCGGCCTCTGTAGCAATCAACGAATCAGGGTTAACTTTATCGCTTCCCCAATGATCCAAGAAGTCATCCTCAGTCGGGAACATGATATCAGGAGGAGAGGCCTGTCCCATCATGAACCCGCTATTGTCGCTGGTAATTCCGGCCGGGCCGTGACCGGGCTGCGATCCAAAACATTTCCATTTAACATTAAACGGGCTGAAGGGACCGATAGGGCTGTTCCCGTCCTCGTTTACCAAAGTCGCTTGACCTCTAAGCACAGCAGGGCATCCCGTCAGGATAGCTCCCACGTAGGGCTGTCCGTAGCCTTCGTATTCCTGTGGAGCCCAACCAAAGGCGCCACCATAACAGCCCTCCTCGAAATCAAGTTCTTTCACGCATTTGCGTTGAGGATGAATGTGAATCCAATCTCCTCCTTTGTAGCGATTCTCTCCGTTGGCACCGTTAGCATTATTCTTTGCATCCTGAGGAGAACTACCAAGAGAAGGCCAGTCAAAAATAAGAGATCCATTATTTTGCTCGGCTGCAACTACAGCACCATAACCATAGCATTGCATTGCAAAAAAATGAATATCAGAAGTACCTTCTGGTTGAACCCAGCGAATATTCCATTCATCGGACGGCTGACCGTCTGGTCCCGAAGGCTCCTGATTCAAAGACAACATGCTGTTGTCGGGAGAAAAGTAAATTTTAAATCTTTCGTCATGCTGCTTTACAAGCCTTGCTGTATTCAAATATGCCATCGAATGAGTATCGTCGGCAAAGGAGCCTCCGTATCCGTAGAATCCATGCTGAGGCCAAAAATACCAGCCGGTCGTATCATTGGTTGGCGCTGGCCAGCTTACAGCCCAGAAGTTGCCGGAAAGCATTTGTTGTGTTACTTGAGGGTAAGGCTCCTCCCACCACTTGTTAGCAGGTCTCTCCTGTCGAGCCGTAATTCGAATTTCTCCAGAAGGACCACTAATGATCCAGTCCTTGTACCAAGAGAAAAAGCCCCGACTTTTGATGCCAAACATTGTGCACGGAGGCAGGAACTCATCAGGGATTGGCAGCTCCGTGAAATCCTCGGAGACATCAAATTCGGGATTTTTCTTTTTCTTTTCTATTGTTTCGTTAAGCGTAGGCGTGAGGTAGATCATCTTGCCATCAAACCAACACCTCGATCCGATAGGAGAGTTTCGGGCTCCTCCATTAACCCTGGCGACCACAGTCCTTCCGCTGCTTTGCAAGCGGCATTTACCCCTGCCTCTATCGATACCTAGCCAGGTTCCTTCCTGGAACTTTTCAAGCCGGCTGTAAAACTCAATAGCCTTTGCCTCTAGCCACTCGTCAACTTTTTTCAGAAGCTCGCTATTGACAAGTGATTCCACTACCAGGTTCCGACAAACTTCCCGTTAGAATACCGGACAAGAATTTGAGAACCTTCAGGAACAGCTCTTGTAGCGATAATGCCACTCAGCTGGACCTCCTTGCCCTCTACTCTGGCGTAGTGGTTGGCATTTTTTGTGCCGCTCCATGTTGCCGTCCTTGTTTCTGATACGTATTTAAGCTGCCTTCTGTCTGCCTGATAGGCAGTGTTTTCTGAGCTTTTTTGAGCAAGATACTCAACAATAGACTGGTTAGCGCTGGCCATTAGCTTGTAGTACCTCCAGTGATAAACGCGGTCAAGCCTTCGTTGGCATTGATGTCAAGATCAGAGCCACTGGACTGAAAAGATACCAATTTATGGTTGGTATGAGTAATGGTGATTGTGTCGCCAGATGCTCCGACTAGGGTCTGTTCTGTTAATTCAATTTGATTTGCAGTTACGGAAACAGCGGTAAAGAAACCGTTGTTAGCTGAATCTGCTGCACCGCTAACAAATATAGTGTCGCCATCTGTAAACGCTGTGGTGAAGTCCGTAACACCGCTTTGAATTAGGTTAGGGGCAACGAAATTAACGTCAGTGGCTCCAGCAATAGTGTCAACAGTTGCATCATATTGAAAAACGACAATTCCATTTACCGTAAGAAGGTTAGTAGAAGTGTCTCTGGTAAAGTCAATCTGCTTGGATGCAAATCCAACAGCGAAGTCGCCTCCATCGGCAATTACGTCGATGGGGGCCACCCCTAGATCCAGCCAAGCTGTACCAAGATAGCCCTCAGCGATGACGTAAGGTTCAATGCTGCCCCATGTTGTCGTTGCATCCAGAGTCGCTGTTCCATCATCGTAGAACATTGCTACTTTAACTGTTGGCGTTGTAAACACAGAATTCACAACATCAGTCAAGAAAGACTGTGGCAGCGTTGACATGAGGCCCGATTGGCTGCGTTAGTCTTCCTACGGCACGGCTACCGGCTCGACATAGTCAACAATGCCATTGAAGTCATAGTCTTTTGGATAGGGAGTATCTACAGTGCCAAGGTCAAGCGCCATGCCACCAGGAAGGCCAATACCACCATAGTTCCAGGTATAATTGCCCGACTTAACAAGCAATACATCACAGTACATCCTAAACCCAACGCTAGTAACTATCGTAACGTCGGTTATGCCTTCTTGTGATGCGTCGTTCTCTGGAATGTCTCCAGGCGCAGGCTGACCACCGGCGCTGGTGACGAGCCCAGGGTCAACACCAAGGTAACCATTTACCAGGAAATTGTTTGGGTCATACGTAGGGCTGGGCGGCAGTGTAAACGTTGGCGCAAGCGGGTCTGGGCCTGTTGTTTCGTTTGAAACAACTTCTCCATTAGGAGGATACAGTTCAGTGCCGTATACAATCTCGACCTGAGGCGCGTTATAGTTAAGAGTCTTATGTTTGATCAACTGCAAGTTGACGACAGACTGACTTTGATCAAATGCATAGGTTGCAGATTTAACAAAACCAACAAAGCCAGACTGAGCTGATTCAATCTGAACCTCAACGGGACTATAAGGCCTCATGTTGTAAAACTCAGGCCTCATTGATTCTGTAATGCTGCATCCTTCGGCAGCGCCGCCCTCTTTTGCTGACAAGATATTAGCATAGCTGATGCAAAGCCCCCAGGCAAGGCCCAGTCCTCCGCTTTTCGGAAAACAGCCGCCGCCAGAACTCTGCATTGTGTCGCCCCTAAAGGGCAAGGGGAAGCCGGACCGAAGAGTGTAGGGCCTGTTATTGCCTAGCCAGCCAACTGAATTTGAAGAGTATGTTCTCTTGGACTTAGCATAGCCCCTCAAGAGTACGGAGCCGGTTTCCCCGGTACACTCAACAGGCGCCTGCACTCGACCAGTGCTTGAGTTAATATTGAAACCGTTCCACTGGCTCGGATAGGTTAAGTTTGCAAGGCTGCCATTGGTTTCTCCATCAAAGCTTCCAGAGCTAAACTGTCCAATCGTAACAGTAGGGCCTTCGTCGTAGGACTCGAATGGATTCAGATTAAGCGCTGCGGCACCTCCACCTGCTCCGTCTGGGTCTTTATATATCTGGTTTCCTTCAATGTCATAAAGAGGTTCGTTATTACCGGCTCCTCCGGGAGAGCCAACAAATGGAGTGGAATTGCTTCGGCCTTCCCCGTCCCATGAGTAACTAACCGAGTTGTTAACCGGATTGAGAATGTCTTTAGTAATTTCGCAGACTGTAATAGAGCCGCCAGGATTGTATTTGTTTAATTTTTGTTTAACGCTAACCAGTGTAACGCCGGCAGTATTATTATAAGCACTAAGAGGAACATTCTTAGTCCTGTCAATGGACTCAAGGACGCCTTTCTGATACTCGGGAAGAGTCTTAGAGTTCACGTACTCTTTTGAGACAACGCGAAGGACTTCGCCGCCCTTTCCATATTCGGTTTCTGTAGTAGACCTCTTAGACCATGCAACAGTACCGGCTCCATAATCATTTACGTTTCTGCCAATGTTCCACCATAACCTGGCTCGTGAAACCGCGTTATTCGCGGCTCCTAACCAATGACCGGCAATGCATTGGTAATACAAATACGCATTAGAATTTGTGGGGAAGCCGTCGCGGTTGCCATAGGCTGTATTTGCATTGCCAAAGCATTTATCTGCTATTGACTTGTATTCATTCGAAAATGCAAAAGCTTTGCTTGCGATAGAGTTAATCAAACTTCCGCCAACAACCTTCCAGGTTTGATATTCAAGAGTTTCGCTTGATTTTTCCTGACCGTTGTCATTGTACCATTTCGTCGTAGCGCTAGATGCTACTACTTTGTAAGTGTCTTTAGTTTTTACGCTTTCCCACTTTTCGATACCATAAGACCAGACCATTTCCTCTTCTTCCACGGGCTCATCGTCTTCCCTCTCTCTGTAAAAGAATCCGCAATAAGCCTGATAAAGAGCGTCTTCGTCTTTCTTCTCTTGTTTCTTTTTCATTCCATTGAATATCTCCCAGTCCAAGTATTCATACCTGTCGTATTCTGCCTCGCCTTCAGTTTCTTTTTGACTCCATTTCTTGGACGGGCCTTTGTTGTCAACTTCATCGCCCGGTTGTATTCTGTTTTGGACATTTCCGATGGTGCCACCACCACCGCCGGCACCACCTCCGCCACCTGGCCCGCCGAAGCCGCCACCAGCGCCGCTACTGCCGCCGCCACCGGCACCGCCACCACCGGCATCGTCATCTCCTGTTACTTCGTAGGCCCAGTCAATACCTTCAAATTCTGGTCTGCTTTGCCCCTCAGGGCCTCCGCTCAGTTCCGGCGGATCTAGATCGTAACCATTTTCTTCTTGGCCATTTCTGGAAAAGCTTGGTTCGTACTTATTGAAATCGGCTTCGACCAAAAAGGCCCTAGGGCTAATTTGGTTTGCGTCGTCAGTTAACTCGAAATCAATCGCAGTCTGAGTGTCGCTACAGATAACCCTGGGATTGTTGTACCTTTGGGCGCTTGTTATGCTAAGCGTTTTAATTCGACCGTATTGATTTTGATAAATAACAGAACCAGTACAGGAAAGCGCGGAATCAAGCGTTCCAAGGTCCTGGGCATCCATGGTGCAGGCAAAGCGAACGCGAGCATCGATGAACGCCCACAGCTTTTTAACGCCTGTAGGGAAAGACTCTTCGTTCTCTGCAAGCATAGCAAGAGAGCAACCAAGAGAAAGGGTAATAGTTTTGTCTTTTAGATTGACAGTACTATTCATGACGTAAAGCAAACCGCGAGGATGCCTTACAATAGCTCCGTTCGGAAATTCCGTCGCGATAATGACAGCAGAACCAATAGGATATATGGTCTTATTCAGGTCAAGATTCGAACTTCCATCGGCATTGTACTGAGCAAGGACAAGCTCCCCCCTCGACGTCATGATAGACGAATTGAGGATATCGTCGTCTGAAACCGATCCTTGAATTAGCGCTGTTGTTACTTCTTTGTTGGCGACCCAGACGCGATTTTTTCTGGTAGTGTTGATGACTTTCGTAGGCATCACAACTCCATCAACACAGTACTAACAATAAGATACCTGCTACGACCTCGACCAAAGGTGCTATAGGCCGGAGGGCTACTAAAAGCGCAAGTGTATTCTGTCGTGTCTGCCGCTAGGAGCCCGTCTACAAGCGTTATAAACGCATCTCCCGACCCAGTAGCCCTGACAGCATCCCAGGCCCCGTACAGGGCCTCCAGAGAGGCTCTAGAGGTAGCAGGAATGACTGCATTAACAGCCCACATTCTGCGCTGTCTCTGAGCGGGTCCAGTCAGATAAGCATTGCCATAAGAGGAGTAGTTGACCGCGGCCTGACTGATCCACTGACCGGGCAGTGTTTCATCGGCAAAGGTATCAAAGGAGAACGAGTATAAAGTGTTGGCGTTCTGCGTGTCGACAAAAGAAATGTCGAGGGTACCGTCTGCCATCAGAACCTCCTCCGGTTGCGTTGCTTCATGACGTTGACCATAAGGTGAGATGCTTCCTGCGTCGGATTCACTGCGTTAATCGTAATGTTGTTAGTAATACGATCCATGGAAGCAGTGTTGCTACGAGAAGAGCGTCCCGCAGACAAAGGATTCCTAGCGACGTTTGGACTGGTATTCAGATTGACGCCCGTAGCAGGAATGTCCAGGTTCTTGGTAATATGAGCCGGAATCACCGTACCGGAGCTTGGCGCCCTCCATTCTCCCCAGGATTTGGCGTTAATTTTCTTGAGCATGCCGCTAGAGGACAAGAACGACTCCTGACCTAGTTCGTTAACTGTATACTTTTGACCGCCAGTAACGCTACCGCCAGCAAATCGGAGGTTTGGCACGTTGGGGGTACGGCCAGAGGCAATCCCTTCAACAGCTGCCATTTGCTCTGCAAGTTCTTTAGCTGCCTGCTGCGCAGTGTCGAACTGGCTAGTAATCTCTCTTGCGTTTTGGCTTGCGTTGTTGAGGGCTTGTCCGGCGGCATCGGTAGCGCTAACTTGATCGTTGAATGCTGTTGTGAGTTCTTCGGTACTTTGCGCAGCTTGAGTATACTTCGCTTGCAGTGCATCCGCTTCCTTTCGAACTGATTCAATTCTCTCCTTGTTTGCCTCGATTGCATTCTCCGCGGTTTCGATCTCGCCCTTGATTCCTTGCGCGTTCTCATCGTAAAGTTGCTTTGCGCTATCTAATTGTTGGAGACGCTCCCCGTCAATTTGCTTAAGGTCTTCCGAGAATTTTTTGCTATCTGCCTTTTTCTGATTCATGATCTCTTGGCGCTTTTGGCGCTTGTCCATATTTTCGAGCTGTAGCAGAAGCTCGAGCCTTTCCTTTTCGGTTAAATCCTTAGACTTTAGTTTTTGCTCAAGCTCTTCCCTCCTGATATCATTTAATCTTTTTTGAACAGGACTGATTTCGTTTAGCTTGTCAAGTTCGATCTGGTAGCGCTCCATGACAGCGTCACGGATCTCCTCGATCTGGGTTTTCTCTTGTTCGTATCTGTCTTTGATGGCCTCTTTTGCTTCTTGATAGGCGTCTTTTTCGTCTTGGAGTTTATCCTTCAGCTTCTGAATTGTCCCTTCGATTTGCTCGTTTTCTTCTTCGTAGCGCTCGATAAGCTTTTCCTTGACTTCTCCAAGCTTTTCCATCTCTTCGTCAAGCTTTACCCTATATTCCTCTAACGTCTGCTTTGCTTTTTCTACAGCCTGGTCAATAACCTTAATAGCCTTAGCGTCACCTGCCTGTTCTGCCTCGTCTTTTAGGCCCTTGATTCCTTCTGCGTATTCTTCAGCACTGATAGAGCCCTCCATGAACTGAATAGCCAGTTCTCGCGCTCTGGACTGATACTCAGCAAACTTAGAATTAGCATCGACCGCTGCATCTCCCAGGCTTAGCATTCTGTTGCCGAAACTTCTAAGCACACCCTCCCATCCTACCCACATTTTTGTCAATGGCTCGACTATACCAAGCTTGTCGGCGATCCAGCCAATCGCTTCTCCGATTTCAATAAACACGCCAACGATCCTGTCCGCTGCATACAAAATCGCTTTTATTGTAACAAGAAGTACGCCCCATACGCCTTCGACAGCCCAGCCTACAACGCTAAACAAGGCCTCGAACTGCTTCTTGATATAGGGAAGGTCATTAGTAATAGAAGCAAAGAACTGAGCGGTAGTAACGCCCATTTTCGCAAACGAACGACCTAGATTATTGGTAGTTTCCGCTAACGATTCAAAGGCCATGGTATTGAGCGTTTGCTCAAGATTTTCCATCTGTTGGATGGTTATCTGAGTATCATTGCCGAGAAGCGACAAACGTTGCTGGATATCAGTAATCGAACCTGCCATGTTATCTTGCATCGTTTGGCTTACTGCCAGGAATCCTTCCCTGAACATTTCGGCCGTAATTTCGCCGTTCTTCATCGCCTCGTTGAGGTCCATGATGCCGTGCTCTGACGCAAAGTAACTTTGCAACTGACCACGCAATGCGCCGTCCAATTCAGAGAACTGCTGTGTAAGTTCTTCAGATTGCAGTTTACCTTTACCCATGACCTGGGCGAATGCTTCGATGTATCGACCGGTCTGCTCGGTATTCAAGCCCAAGGTAGTTGTTCGAGCAGACAGGGCGGCCATGACCTTCTCCGAATCGCCAAACGATCCACCGCTCTGCACAATCGCCGGAGTCAATCGCTTGAAGCCCTTTTCGACCTGGGTCAAGGATGCACCGTAAGTCAACGCAACACGCTTGGCGGCATCAACCACCTCAGCTGATTCGCTTGCGCTTGCGCCGAAGCCTTCCATGGCAAGCTTCAGCGATTCAATTTGCTTTGCGCGAGCAATAAGAGGTTTCAGCGCACCATCGATCAATTGCAGGACCTGAACAACCGAAGTCGCAATCATCACGACCTGGTTGAATTGAGCGCCCAACTTCATTACCTGTCCAATGACAGGGAACTTTGCCTGAGCAACTTCAAAGATATTCCCGCCAGCCTTAGCCAGGGAGACGTTTGTTGCCTGGACCTGTTGGTTTGCAGCAGCCCATGCCTGAGAGATCTTGCCGGTAGCCGGGTCTATCTTGGCGATAGAATCCCTCATCTGAGCATAATACCTTAGCTGACCTTTCAGGCTGGTCACAGAGCCTTCTTGGGCTTTTTCATTCTTCTTGATGAGCTTATTCATCTCATCGAGAACTGGTAGCACCTTCTTGGTTTGTTGTACAACCTCTCCGGCATTGCTGTCGTATATCAGCTTTGTTTCAGTTTTAGCTTTATATGTCTTACCTAGTTTCTTGGAAAGAGTCTTCTCAATTTGCTCGGCCAACTCTTCGTTGCCCTGCGCCATCAGCTCGACGCCTTTTCTGCCAAGGCGACTTACCGCATTCAAATATTCGCCCCGGTCGCTGACTACAACGGAACCTTTAATTTCAAAATCAGCCATGTCTGAGGTCCGGGTCGGACTAGGTTTCCATAAAAAAGCCCCCAAATAGGGGGCTGTTAGTGCATTTAGTTGCCTGTAAGTATCGGTTACAGGACTTAGGCGACGGTAGCCACTCGGAAGGAGCCAACACCAGAACCAGCTGTTTCGGTAACGGTAATAATATCGCCGACCTGATAATTGGTTCCGGGGACGGTGATGGTAACGGCAATAATGTTGCCCGAACCATCTGTATCCACTGTTGCATCCGCAGTGGTACCAGAACCACCGGCAAGATCCACGGCAAGACCAGTCTGAGAAGCCGTAAAGGCCAAACCGGTACCGTAGGTGTCGGTGGTTGCGATACCTCCAATCAGCTAACTGCCAGCGTTCTCGTCCAGCTCAACAACATAGGGACCATAACCCATGATCTCCGACTCCCAGCTAACGATCGAGCCAGCCTCGATGGATTCGGTGTACCCGGAAAGGGTGCCGTAACCATACACGGTCTCAACGGTGCCGACAGGGCCCACGCGAGCAAACTTGATCCGAAGGCTATCGGCCACGGTGTTCTGCTCGGTGATACGCATCACCTGGTAACCAGCATCCTTGAAGTCGGCCACGCCAGCAAGGGAAACGCTCCAGGACTTGGTGGTAGCCACAGACTGGATGAAGCCCTTTGCCTCGTCATCATAGGTGATGATGTCTTCGGCGTTGGTGTCAGTTTCCAGCGAAGCGTTGGTCAGGCCAAAAAGGCGGAACGGATCGTCGGTGCCGTCCATTGCCATTGCAACGGGAGTAGCGCCGACAGAAAATACGCCAGAAGCGTAGGTAATCTTTTGAGTAGAAGCAACAACAGTAGTGGTGTCAATGAAGTTGCCGGCACCAGCGGCAACACCACCGGTGACACCAGTAAAGGTTACATCAACGGAAGAAGAAGCCAGGGGAACGATGTAAACATCATACCCGAAGGCAGCAGAGAAGTTTGCCATAGTCGTTTTCGCGAAAGGGGACTATCTGAGAGGTAGTCCCTCTCATTTCTAAGGTTTCCAATTAAGGCACTATTGGCAAATCAGACTTGATGATAATTTTGTTTTGAACTTTTGCTCCAATACCATCAGACGCAGCTACTGTCTGCATTGAAGACGATCCCATAAATCGTCTAAGTATGATTTCAGTAGCGGTTGTTAAATCCGCACCAGTTGCTCCATCCCAGCAAATTAAGAATACAGGAAAATGAATACAGAGCCGAGATGCGTCAGTCAAATATGGGAAATCCTCAATATTGCCCGTGTCGTGGATAACAATCTCAATACCAGTAACGCTTTTAGTTAAAGGTAAATCATCGCCGGGCGTTAAAACGCTCATGGCCGGCAATGTTGCCATATTGTTAAAAGTGTACTGTCCGACGTAAGGAGCCAAGTTTGCGTCTGCGGCAAGAACATCATAAATAGCCTGCGCTGTTGTAGGAAAGTTTTGAGCCACAAGACTGCCGAGACTGCTTTAGTGTTCCTGCCTTGGGCATAATAGGTCAGCAACGTAAAACGCCTATGGCCTGCACCTGTTTTGCCTACAGTGTGAGCGTTGCCTGGGTCAGACTATGAGCAACGTAGAGAAAGCACCTCTTCACGAGCGTCCATCCGACTACGTTTACGCCATGACAGCTTTAAATAGTGCGCAAGCTCGTCGCCAGTGGCGGGCAGGAATTCGTGCAGCGTGGAATGATCGCTGCGCTTATTGCGGTCAGCCACCTATCGACGAAGAGTCCCTTACAATCGATCATGTAAAACCTCGCTGCAAAGGAGGAGAGGACCGGACATCCAATGTAATCCCGGCCTGTCGCTCTTGCAATCAAGCCAAGGGTTCAGAAGAATGGGTTTCCTGGTACAGCCGCCAAGCCTTCTATAGTATCTACGCAGAAGCTCGCATTAGAAAATGGATAGACAAAGGTACTGTCGATAACTACGAAGATACTACAGAAGATTCGGAATGGCTTGATCAGGTTATCTCAGGATCCTGAGCTGGAGGCCCTCCTCGGCTACGACCTTGGTATTAACTGGCGGCATCTGAATAAGTACCTCGCCAGAACCGTCGGTAGCAGTCATGACGAGCCTCATCTCTGAGGCCTCTTCTTTTGCTATCAACAGGCCTTCTAGCATGCCTTCACCAGCAGTTCTTGGCGCTAGAATGATCGCATTTTCATGCATCAGCGCCAAAAGGCTTGGGGGCGTGCTGTTTGCTGTTTTCATCAATCCCTGATAGCAGAACAGCGCCCACGGCGGAAGCTGATTGAGTCTGATCAGTTCTGCCATAGCAGCACCAAAACGTCCCTCTGCCATTCCGTCCGAATCCAAACGCTTATAAAGGTAAAAAGCTTCAAGAGGAATCGGTTTCTTTTGTTTTTTCTGGTCTCTGTTAATATTGGAAAGAGTAGCGGTAAGGAGGGCAACCGGACGCTCGCTTAGATGCAATTCATCCAACTGCATCGTTTTAGCCTTTCTATAGGCTGTGAAAACATACTCAGAAGGAAGTTCCCAGAAGTTCTCGAGATGAAACTCGGGGTCTCCTGGGAACCATCTTTTCAGAAACCAGTATGCTTCCTCAAAATCAAACGAAGCTGCCCTTAGGACTTTTTTTCCAGGTCTCCGACCGGATCGTCTTCCCCTGATTTTTCGATAACCTCAATCGCGTCCTCGTTTTGCTCCCGGAGACGCTCGTCGGAGCGGTTTTCTTCGTCCGTATATAGGTCAGCAAGTGCGTCGATAATATCGGGATGCAAATCAAGAACCTGATCAAAGTCAATTTTATCGTCTACTCGATAGATTAGCATGCAAAATGCCGTCACCAAGCGGCGACGCTCTTGCGTGGTAATCATTTCAGACATCAAGCTATCAATTTCTTCCTTGAATTGATCGGCTACTTCTTTACTTTCTTTGCTGAAGCTTCCAGTAATAACTTCCTGGAGAAGTGCATACGCTTTTTCTTGATCCAGCTTTTTTTCAAGAGCGACCTGACGGACAAGACTCAGCATTTGACGGGTAACGTTGTCAGAGGTCATCTGAGTCTGAAGAAAAGCCTTCTCACCCGCACTGAGGTACCCACGACGTTCAATGGAAATATATCCGGCATCCTCGGAGCCTACAAGCTCTCTAATTGGCTTCCGACGCGGCTGGATTACAAAAGGAAGCTTTGCCATAATAACCTTAAAAGCGAGCTAGTATACCATCACTCACCCTGACCAAGTCGGGACCTAAGATACGCAATAGCTGCCTGCCTTGCTATCTCAGCGCTTGGCATTGCCTGCAGCGCTTTGGTGACCCATGGTCTACCTGGTAGGTAAACCGGCCTGGCATGCGGGTTGCCGTATGGCTGAATGTAACCGCCTTCGTGAGTCAAGGCTGCGTACGGAGAACTGTAATTGATGCTAATACTGCCATCAGGCGCAAGGTTAATAGTAAGGGACCTCATTAAGGCGCCAGTTTTAACCGCTCCTGCCGACCTAATAGAGCTGTCCAGATAAGCTCTAACGGCATCGGCCAAGGCTCGCGCAATGGCCTGCTCCATGCCTCTATGTATAGAATCAAAATCTGCGTTGACCTGAGTTGGCTCTAGTTCAATCTGAGGAGCGACAGGCAAAGCACCAGGTAGGCCCGTAAACCCGTCAAACTCGACCTCTATCGTATCTTCTTTTCTGAGTTTAGCATCTACGGATTCGATTTCCCTGAAAAGATCCTCGAAATTATGGGTAACACCAACTTTAGCCATCAGTTCTGAACCTCGCCGGCGGTCAGTTGAAGTTGTACGCCACCAATCTCGCTATAAATGATCTCGTCAATACCCTGGCCACCAAAGATACCAGTAGAACGCTGAACCCTGGAAAGACTTTCTCTTTCGTCACCAAAGAAGAATCGAACCTCCATGTTTGGCATCAAAGCATCTAGTTGTCCCGTTACTGTGCTGAATACAACCAGGCTTTCATCGTCGACGGCAGGATCCCAATCAGCTGCTACCACGGCGTACTCAAGTGCATAACCACGGTAGTAGAACTGGTCACCACTGGCGCCTGGCATCATTTCACCATCCAGCTGGCTCTCTAGGGGGATCCTCTTAGAGCCTGATGAGACCCCCGTATATTGGATTCTTTTCATGAAGCAGCGGATAAGGTAGGTATCCCCTGCAGCGGCCACCAGACGGCCATTGACGACGCTTACAGCGCCTTCTGCGACCGCGATAACCCGAGAGTTGATATAGGGCGCTAGAGGAGAGGCCATTTACCCAGGTTCATGTCCTTCTAGTCTGCCAGCGCCGTTAGCTTCCGGCTACGCCGGTCGCTCGTTCGCTGCGCTCACTCCTTGAGTTTCAATCCACGGCATTTTGCGCAGGACTGAATTTCACCATTAAGATGCTTAGCAAAAACGGCATTCATCTTACGAAATGCCTGGCAGCCATGACACCAGACATCAACAAGTTCTTGTTTGCCAAATTCTGCGAGTGTTTTACCTAGATCACCATCGATTTCAGGGTGGTTCATGGTTTTCTCGTATAAGTCCACCCAGTATACCAATTGCTGCGCAATCAGGAGCGAATGAGGGGCGTGGAATGGTTGGAACCAGGTAGCATACCACCCATGCAGCTGCAGAATGCAAAGTATTGAGC